AGTTTTCCATTCATCTACTATCTGAGTAATACCATCCCTTTGCTTTCCTTGTATAACACAATATCCATCATTGATGTGTTGAAGGCCTTCGTTTAGTTTTTTGTTATCAGTTCCATATCTTTTAAGTGCCATCAGTCCCACACACACTAAAGCTTGATCCCAAACATCAGACATTATAAATTTATCCAACGCTCTAATTTCTTCCAAAAAAACACCAACTTGACCGGGCAGAGCTTCTGATTTTACAGTCGTCTGATTCCATTCATCTGGATGATAAAAATGACAAGCTTTATTCAACGCCGAAAGAATTTGACCTTTCTGGAGTTTTGATGACACTGGAGTAAACTTATACATCTGAAAAATGCCATGTAATTTTTCTTGATTTCTTTCAACAGACTCAGCAGAATCAAAAGTATTATATGACTGTCGAATTCCATCTAGACTATCATAAGAATATTCAATAACCAATACTTCTTGAGGAATTGTGTCAGTCGCCCCTCGACCCCACATCAAATTTCTAGTATTGGAATCAATAATGAACAAAGTTCCAGCCTTATATTCTTTACCCGACTCCAAAGTATCATCTTTTGTAAGTCTTGCCACTGATACCTGAGCGTGTTCTGTTCTAAAGGAACTTAAATGTCCTTTTGCTTTATTATATCTTGCCTTTGTATCTCTCTGACAAAATACTTCTTCCATTTCAGTATATTTTGCAAAGGGCATCCAATACTGGCGAATAGCTCCATTGCCTTTATTATCCTTAACAGGAAATTGTGGAATCACATTACCTTCCGAATCATATACCTGCCCATCTAATACAACACCTTCTTTCATAACCATAAAATTTTCCTCAAAATATATATAATAATTATAACACGATTCGTAAGCTCGTGTCAAGCTTTTTTCAATCTTTCTTTTCTAATTCGGCTTTGATTAAAGCCTTGATAAATTGTTGGGGGGTAATTTCACTTTGGACTGCAGCAATAATAAATTCTGCCATATGTATTTCTTTTTCTATCCAAAACTTCTTTCTTATTAAATCTTCTAGTTGAGCCTCATAACCTTCTAGTTCTTTTTGTTTACGGACTTTATTCTCTATAATGTCCGTAATCGAAATAATATTAGTATCATTCATACAAATACTTATGTATTGGAACTAGGGGAGGATGCACCCTCCCCGTAGATCCTTTAGTCAAACTTACTAGTCCTTCTTGGTGAAGATCCAATAAATGACGCCTAGGGCTACAAGTCCAACAAGTCCTTGGCTACCTAGTGATGCCACTAGGCCGGTTATATTCCCAATGACATCAACGGGAAGAAAGATCATCTCTGATCCGAAAAGTACTTGAAGTACTACTGCTAAAGCGATAAGACTTACTGCTACTTCTGAAATCTTATTGATCCAGCCCTTTACACTTGCTATAACTTCAGCCATATAAACCTCCTTGGTTTTTAAGTGTTAATCCTTTCATACATTTCATCTTGTGTAATGTACTCAAGGTTAGGAATATTCATCCATTCCTCAATTACAGCATTAACCCTATCATTATCGTTTGATATTGGTTTAGGATTAACCTTGTAATACTTTATATCAGGGAACTTTTCAAAAATCATCCGGTGTTGTTCTATCCAATTATCTGGTGGGATAGGTTGTCCGCCGGAACCTATGTAACAATCAGTTCCTTTATATATGTTGTTTGGTTTGTCTGTGTTAGAATATAAATCCATACCCAATAGATATATCTCTTCCGTATCCGGATTCATAGATGCAAATACATTACATAAAGCACCAGAACAAAAACCATAATCTGAATCGCCAGGTAGTGATTCTGTTCTTAATACCTTATCTTCTGAAGCTATCCAAGTTACCCAAAGACCAGCTCTTTTGTCTGCAAATAATATATCTACTGTATCTGAATTTACTTCTATGCCTTCATTTTGACAGGCGGTTAAATAATCTTCTCGGAGTTTTCGGAGTTGGTCTAAATCTTGACCACTCATTACAAACTCATTCCAACCTTCAACCCGTGGACTTACATGGATGTAGGACTCTAAATCAATTTTGTCCTTTTGGGATATGTGAGACGGAACTACTAAATCTTCGTAAGCCTCTCCAGGCAATCTGTTCCAATCTCTAAAATATACAACATTTCTAAAAGCATAACCTGAGCGGTATATCTCATGGCTCATCTCTATATCGACACACACCAAACAATCTGGTGTCCAATCACGATACAAAGCATTGCATCCCCAGATGGTTGCATACTGCCTTAATCCATCTAAATCAATTCCGAGACGGGATTCACCATTCCCGAGACATATCACTCTACTCATTACTAATATGCTTTAGTTATTTAGTCTTTTTTGTCTTTAGACGGAGCTGTTTAATACCAGTCATTTAATCTTTTTAATACTGTAGCAAAATCTTCAGCTACAGTCCAAGAATTTCCACCAGCACTAAAGAGCACAGTCTTATCTTCTATAGGAAAAACTGACACTAAATGGTCTGTATTTACAGCAAGATATTTTCCTTTCAAATCTTTTTCTTCAGCGCCGTTTGTAAAAACTTTATACTTCCCCATAGACAAACTCGTCAATTCTTCATCATCAAGCTTACTTACTGGAGTCGGAGCTCCTCCACCTTCACCTTCTTTAACCATTCTTAATTTCTTATCTTCTTTAGTCATCACTCTTTCCTTTTGTATCATAACACAATGACTCCCACGACACAGGAAACTTCTCCTTAGCCAAGTCATAAATTTCCCAAGCAATATTTCTAGTTTCTTCCTGTGTATCTATCTTACACCTCAGATTACACACTCTAGAGAACGCATACAGTGAACCAGTCCAATACCATTCTGTCATCATAGACTGCGGTAGCACCATACGAGCTTGTTCAGGACATACACCAGCATTCAACAAAGTATTATAGGTGTGTAATGCAAACTCATTTAACTTAATCACTCTACTACTAGTTCTTTCTGCACGACCTATCCAATCAATATGTTCATCGGCATTCGACCCCTGTTTCTTATCTTCTGCTCTGGCACGCCAATGTTCCGGATCATAAAAATCAGGAGCATCATCTACATATCGTCGTGACACTTCATTCCATGTCAAACCAACTTGATGTTTGATTAGCTGCCGGGCAACAAAGATGGGGGCCTTAATATGGTATGATAGTGTCGCATGACCAAAAGGAGTCCAATGACCATGTTTCGCAAGATACTTGATAAGTTTCTTATCACCTTCCGTGAGCTCATCGTGTTTCTTACCAAAGGATACTCTTGCGGCATTGACTACCGATAAATCACTGCCCATAAAATCTATTAATGTTACTAATTTATTATCCATCAAGAGTCTCTACAATATGTTTTATCACTTTATAAGGATCTGCATTTGCAGCAGGACGTCTATCTTCAAGATAACCTTTCCAATTATTATTTACTGTTGTGATAGGAATACGAATACTAGCACCCCTATCGCTAACCCCATAACTAAATTTTTTAATAGATTGTGTCTCATGTTTTCCTGTCAACCTTTGGTCATTATCTGCACCATATTCTTTAATGGCTTCTTTATGTTTTGAGCCTAGAAGTTTGCAACACGCTTCAAAATATGATTGTGAACCAAAATCTCTCATCTGTGCATTAGAAAAGTTTGTATGCATACCGGAACCATTCCAATCACCCTTCTCAGGTTTAGGTCTAAAGTCAATAGAGACTCCATGTTTCTCTGCAATCTTCATCAAAATATAACGAGACATCCACATATCATCACCGGCACCAATTCCAGCACCTAATACTTGATACTCCCACTGACCTAATGCAACTTCAGCATTAGTACCAGTGATACCTATATTAGCGTTCATACACGCCTCTGTATGACGGTCTACGATCTCTCTGCCTACCACGTTACCTTCGCCTACCCCACAATAGAAATCCCCCTGTGCCCTAGGCTTGCCCTTCTCAGGCCATCCTAGCGGGCGACCATCTTTATACATAAAATATTCTTGTTCAAAACCAAACCACCACTCGCTACTGATCAGTCCTAAACAATGGGTTCGTGTATTACTAGGATGTGGTTCATGGTCTGCACTCAAAACTTCACACATTACATATGTACCACCAAGACCTTCACTGGTTCGGGTTGCGTCTGCTCGGATACGATCAATAGTATGATACTCACCTACAGGATTCAAAATACAATCTGATTTATCACCTGTAGCCTGTTGTGTAGATGAGCCATCAAATGACCACAACCCAACTACATCATCAATCTTCACCTTACTTCGTAAAGATGGTGTGGGTTTATAACCATCTAACCAAACATACTCTAACTTTTCCATATTAAGTTCCTACCTTTTTTACATAGGTCCAATACTGCAAATCTGTCGGATCACTATCTTGTCTAAGTTCTCTATACCAGGACCAATCACCTTCACCGTTCTCAGCAAGCCAACCCTGCTTACTATCATATTGAATTACCTTAACAGCAATTTTCTTATCTGTCTCGGTATTCATCAAAACTATTTGATGTCCTCTACGATAAACCATACCAGAAACTCCGCTTACTTGTATCTGCATAAAGCATCACCTTTAGATAACTTCTTCTCTCGAGCGGCCTAATTCAGTTTTCCAATTCTTATTACGATGCTTCTTTTGGTTATATTTGGAAGATAACTCATCAGATAACTCTTGGAGTTTTTTCAGACAAACTTCATTTGCCCACCGTTGAAGTTCTGCATTATCGAACTCCAATTTACGAACACGACTTTCTGCCTGTTCTAATTTATAGGAAAGATGTGCAATCCTACGCTTTGCCTCATCAATGTAAGACTCTTTTGGTGCAGCTGTATCTGTCATTAGAAACACTCCTGTACTTTGTTTAATGTTATCATTCTATACTTTCTTGCGGATACTTGCATAAACGGTTCATACTTACCAATCAATTTACTCACCTTTGGCCAAATAAATTTCTCTTTAATATCTTCATCAAAACTCTTTCTATATTGCAAAACCTTTTCAAGAATTACTAAAGTTTCTAAAGTAATTTTCTTACCAAGATATGCCTTGATTAATTTAGGATGATTTCCGTCTTTACATTTAAATAGTATATCAAAATTATCAGATGTTGTCAATAGTTTTTCTAAATCATTTTCATAAAAATATTGTAAACTCTGAACTATCTTTTTATGTGCTACCCAATTCTTTTGATCAAAGTCACCAATCCATTCTTTACCACGAATAAAATTGGCCAAATAAAAATCTAGTATTTGGGGATCGGATAATTTTTTTGATAAACGAGCAAACTTATATTTGTCTTTTCGTTTTTCAAAAGATTCTAGAGTAGCACTAACCTTACCATTGTATTTGTGAAAATCATAGTTACCTCCAAAATGGAGTTTCATAGCAAGATAGTTTTGATATGCCTCGTAGTCTGTCATCAAACTCAAAACAACGAACTCGTTTTTGGTAGATAGTTCAATTCTTCTGCATTGTATTGGATCTTTTCTCTCATACTTTTATCAATCCATTTGGTGATAGTATGAGCCTCAAGATCGTTTTTTTCACAGTAATACATCACTGCTTCAAAATGCGTTAATCTTTTTGTGCGGACAAGTTCCTCTATGATTATAGAGAATCTTTTAGGTGTTATTTTTGTAGGTGTTGGTGCTGGTGTTGGTGTCATAGTATTATCATTATATAAAAGGTGATACGCTTATCCCGCCTTCAGCGATATCGGTGTGTGGCTCTCTAAGGGCAGGGACCACGTTCTTTCAATATTCATAGTTTTAAAATGAGCCCGTTTGATTATAAGGTGGAGCTCATACCCCATGAGTTATCACGCTGCTAGCGCATAGTCCTCAAAGTAAACGTCATCGTTGGCGTTTATATTATGTGTCAGAATCCTCTTGCACGATTTCGATTCGCCCCGTCGAATCCAATTCACCCCCATGTTCTTTCCGTAATACACTATTACGCTCATCAGGGACTGTACCCCATCCAATACTTCTACTCCATTCGTTGGGTGTATAATACCAGTCGGGTCGTTTATCTTGAACCCCATGAACAGTTCGTCCTATGAGATTATATCCTAACCTTTCCGGCTTATCTGCCCAAGTTTTGGTGGAGGTGGTGGGTATCGAACCCACGTCCGAAACGCCTACTTTCGTACCGTCATCAGTTTCTTTCACGGATTATTTATTCAGTCGGGGAACCCCCAAAACTAATATTTAAAGAAATACCAGCAACTAATGTGCCACGGTCCCAATCAGAATCAAACGGAACAGTCAAGTTAGGTGTTAAGGTAAAACCATTGGCAACTTGCCAACCAAAACCAACACCAACTTCTGAACCAGAAAATTCTGTATCATCAACATCATAGTCTAGTGAGTAATAACTATCTAAACCGAAGATACCATAACCCACTTTCACTGTCGAATCAAAATCTGTATCATTAACATTCCAATCAAGTGATGGTGTAATTGTTGCACCCCACTGACTAAAAGATGTTTCTAAACCAACAATATTATCATCATCGGCCTGGTGGTCTAAAGAAACAGTACCACTCAGAGCTCCGAGCAATGATGTAGAATAAGAAATACCAACATCAACTGTATCACTTGTGGAAAATGACAATCCATTATGGCTGGCGGCAAATTTATTCCCGTCTTGGTCAAATGTTACTGCTGTCTTACCTGTACTTACTGTAAGATCATGTTCCCAAGACGTTGTGACTGCCATAGCACTTAATGGTGCCATACATAACAACGCTACTAAAGTTTTTTTCATCGATTTCTCCTTTGTTGTAAAAAAACTACATCTGTGTGTTTTTCATCACACCACTGATTTATATTTATATTATATCACAATCGTATATCTAGATTCTCGTAGAATTGATCCATCATAGTCTCAAGTTTTTCTACAAAATCTTTAGTTTTCCTTTCAAATATCTGTACCTGGCCATCTTCAGCTACCATCATAATCACAATGTCATCAACAGCTATACCTGTATGTTCTTCATACATTGATGCATAGGCAGTACATTGGATAAAGTAATCATCAATCCATTCTTCCTTCTTTGGTGTTGTAGTAGTTTTGAAATCTACCACTGCCAGAGTATCACCATACACCCCAATAAAATCACAACGACCTGCAACTTTATATTTTGGTGAATACATACTTTGTTCTAGAAGTACTGGCTTTCTTGGAATCTTCTCATCAAAATAAGGCCTCATTTCCTTAAACATACAATATGCAAGAAAATTCTTTTGTTTATGTTCCTCTTCTAACTTGGTATTGAAACTCACCTTATCGTGTATTGTAAACATATCTTCACATATGTTATGAAAGGCAGTGCCACGACGAGCAGCCTTACCAGACACAAGACGAGCCTGTTCTTCACCAATACGCTCACGCCATGCTTGCAAACCTTTCTGCTTGCCTTTCTGTTTACCTAGAACGGTAGTAATAGATGGATACTTATTACCATCAGGCGCCTCATAGAAACGCATACCTTCATGGGTATGGACAACAAGCTCAGGGAAATCAAAATTTTCTGTATTCATAATATAATTATACTCTGGTTATAGATTAAAGTCAAGCATTATTAGATTTAATTCCCATATTTGTTTTGGCAATTAAATAGGATCTTACTAAACCACTACGGATGATATCACCGATACCAAACTCTATCACCTCGAACTCGTCCATACTATCTAGAATAACTTGAAAATTGTTATAACCGTCTTGTTCTCCATTATTCTTTCTAAGGTCTGATTGTGTCATATCTCCAGCAAACATTATCTTACTGTTCTGACCAACACGGGTCATTATAGTATCTAACTCTTGAAACAATAGATTGGATGCCTCATCTACTATGATGATAGACCTATCAAATGTTTGGCCTCGTAAAAAAGAAGTTGAATAAAATTCCAAGCTACCTTGTCCGACTAGTTTATCATACAACTGAGTAAACTCTTGTTCGTTTGGCATCTCAAAAAGATATCTAACTAAAATTCTATAAGGATCTTGATATAGGTTAGCCTTCTCATCCAATGTGCCTGGTAGAAAACCAATATCTCTAGATGGTAATAATGATCTTACTATAATAACCTTATCATATGGTGAGCTTTTTTCTAATACTTCCTTGAAGGCCAAGTGAAGTAATATGAATGTTTTACCTGTACCAGCAGACCCTGTTAGAAATAAATTCTTATCGGCCGTGTAAGCTTCAAACGCCTTCTGTTGGGCTGAGCCTACAGGTTCTATTGCTACTAAATTTTGGGATGTAATATACAATTTTTTATGCCTACTCAAAGAATAGTCCTCCATTTAACATTGATGAACTATTTATTTTAGAAGTATCTTAGACATCTATAGTACTCTTCGGATTATTTGCTTTAATTCTCCGCAATACATCTTTCCATCCATCAGATGTGCCATGGCCACCACCTTGGCCTGAATGATCTCTACTAGAAATAATAGAGTTGCGGTTAGGTGTAAACATCATAACCCAACCCTCTTGTTTGAGCGTTTCCATATCAGCAACAGAACAACTTACATCTTCTGCTTTTACTGTCTCCGGATTTATCATTCTATATTCCATTATCGTTGCACTATCTGCCAAGAACCATCAGATTGACGGCAGGCAGTTCCGTAACCTTCTTCTGGATAACCACCAACATAGATGGTTTGTATAAACTCACGACAAGGAGCACCATTAGAGGCAGTGTATGTTTGAGTTGGTACTACCGACCCACTATTACCACTGTTAGGATTCTGCCACTGACCTACTGAATTGTTAGGTGCGGTTTCTAGTGTGTGTTGTACTGTCTGACCTAATAGTAATTTGTCACGTTGGTCTAACTGTTGGCCTATATTATTACCTATCAATGCACCAGCACCTACACCAAGAACTGTCCACCAATCTTTATTACTAGAATTTTTACCCAACCCGTAAGCTAATGCACCACCTGTAAGAGCGCCTAGTGCTGTACCAGTTTCCATTTTAGTTGCACAACCACTAATCAGCGGAAGTGTCACCAAACCAATTAACATTAACTTCTTCATTTACATCTCCTTCAAAAATTTATGATTTCCAATTATAGCAGTAACTTTCATACTACTCGCCCACCAGGGATCAATATTTACACTGTGATAATGTGTTGCTCCATTAGTTACATCTTTCTCTGTGTGTGCTATAAGGAACATATACACAGATTTCATCCACAATCTTCTTTGATACTTTGATCCTAATGGTATTTTATCACTCTTACCATCATGAGTCCAAGAAAATTGTTTATGTTGCCATACTACATCACAGATTGTATCAGGCCATCTTTTATCCTTTACTCTATTTAGAACTACTTGACTGACAGCAACCATTCCTATACCAGGCTCACCTTGACTTTCAAAATAAACATTTTGAGAACCACAGTATATTTCTTGTCTATCTTTATGGTCTGTCTTTTCAAAATCTAAAGTATATGTCTGACTTAATACTGTCATTACAGCAATAATAATACTCATAGATGGTGTCATTACCTTCCCTCATGAGGTTTAAAATCTGTAAGTTGTCGTGTGTCTTGTGGATCAAAAGTTTGCATTCCAACATGCTCAATACCCAAATGATGTATAAAGATAATCAACTGACGCTCTTCTAACTCCATCGAATATAATTGTCTAGCAGTAATGTGGGACCAACTTTTGAGAGAAGTAGCATAACCTTCCGGACGTCCTTCATCATCAAACCATTCTCGTTTAGGGCATTTCTCGGACATATTCTCAGCAATCAATTTTACCTGCCAATCTGCCCAGAGCCCTTCAGCCACGTTCTTCAGCCTCCGCCTGTGCCATACCATGTTGAAGTAAGGCACGGTCAATTATAGATTTATTTTCGTTATACCAAGCATTAGTTTCTTGAAAATAATTCATAAGATATTTAGCTACATTTAATATAGCAGGACCTTCTTGTCGCATTGCCTGCCAACAAACCTCAAAGTCTAAATTTCCATTCTTATCCTTCTTCAAACCATCAGCTTCTATTAATCTCTCTTGAAAAGACTTAATGATTTCTGCACAAGTTTCTTTGGAATACATATCAAACTCCTAAATTGTCATTTGACCAATCTGTTGCATTTCCATTGATTCAATCTCTTGAAGCTTATCTTTCGCCTCAGCAATAATCTGCATCTGACTATCTACTGATGAAAGGATATCAGGATGTTCTGCAACACCAGCTGGGTGCTCTAAATACACCTGTACATTAGCACGGGCACAATCCATATCTGCCTCATACCTTCTTCGTAACGCCATTACTATCTGTTGACTAAGCATTCAATTTCTCCTCAATATAGTCACATGCTTCTTTCACTGTATGTATGTCAGTAGCATCAATATCCAAAATCTCAATATCAAATTCATCCTCCAATGACATCACCAATTCTGCTGTGTCTAAAGAATCGGCGCCCAAATCAAGACTAAAATTTGATTCAGGATTCAGCTGACTGTGCCACTTAATTCCCAATACTTGGGTAGTTACTTTTATAACTCGTTCTTCTATATTATTCATAATACCACTCTGCAAATTCTTCATAAAGTTTATCTTCTAAACGATAAGCCTCCTTCTCCCAAGGCTGTTCGCTATACTTAACATTTCTAGAATATCTTTTAGACTTCCACTGTACCGAACCAGTTGCATAATCACACAATTCACCCCTCACAAATTGTTTGAGGTGTACCATCTCATGTGCCAACCATGTAAGAATCTGATCTAAAGGATGCTTCATAGAGGCATCGAGTTCAATGGCAAATTCACGTGGACGATTAAGGTTATCATCACTGACATGACAATACCCATAAGCCTGTTCTTTCTTCTTTAACTCCCTTGTTAATTTAATCTCTAGAGTTATGTTT